GAAGGCTGCAAAACGCAGACTTCGTGCAATTAAATGGCGACAAGGGAAAGCACGCCGTAATAAGCGTAGGAGAAATCAATGAGATTTAAAGTAGAAGGAGCAACAGTAGCGGCACCAACATCGGCTGGTACAGCAACAACTGTGGAATCAGCATCTGAAGTAGCTGTATTCAACAGCGCCGCAGCAGGTACAAATTATGCTGTAGCAATACTAACCGCAGCAAGTGGATCAGTAGTTGGAAATATTACAGTAGGTGGTGGAGAAAGGCTAACAATAGTCAAGAGCCCCACTTATGCTATGTATTCAGTGAATGCTGCAGTAATGTTTACACCAGTTAATACAAAGGTGTAAAAATGTCAAAAGATGTATCAAAGGTAGACGGAAGAAAACTTTGGCTAGATGAGTGTTTCATGTTAGCTACCGACTCTTTGAGCAGAGTATATGGAATTGAGCGCAAGGGTAAAGAACTCACCGCTTCACAGAGACAGATGAAGCATCTAGCTGCTTCGTATCTCTACTTGTTTAATGTAGTACAAGAAAAAGAACTACTAGACCATACAGAAAATTTATTTGAAGAAGAGACACTACACTAATGCTCGATATAAGTAGGAAGGATATACTGTCAGAGGATCTGATGCAGTTTGGCGATAATCGATTTATCAAACTACCGATTGAAGGATATATGGAACTGTTAGGTATTTCACCTAATACTACACAAAAAGCAATAATTAATGCTATTAATAATCCTAAATATAGATTTGTCTGTGCAGCAGTATCTAGAAGGCAAGGTAAAACTTACATTGGTAACATAATAGGGCAACTAATATGTTTAGTACCAAATTGTCATGTTTTATTAATGTCGCCTAACTACTCATTATCACAAATTTCCTTTGATCTTCAAAGGAATCTTATCAAACACTTTGATTTAGAAGTCTTAAGAGACAACGCTAAAGACAAAGTAATCGAACTATCAAACCAATCAACTATACGAATGGGATCAATAAATCAAGTTGACTCCACCGTAGGTAGATCCTATGATCTAATTATTTTTGACGAAGCAGCACTAGTAGATGGTAGAGATGCCTTCAATATAGCACTAAGACCCACTTTAGATAAAGAAAACAGTAAAGCACTATTTATTTCAACCCCTCGTGGTAGAAATAATTGGTTTTCAGAGTTTTGGCAAAGAGGTTTTAGTAATGAATATCCAGAATGGGCTTCTGTAAGAGCTACTTATCATGAAAATCCTAGATTTAGTGATGAAGATATAGCTGAAGCCAAGAAAACTATGTCTGAAGCAGAATTTCAGCAGGAATACATGGCAGATTTTAATGTTTATGAAGGACAGGTATGGGCATTTAACTTTGAACAATGTCAACAAGACTTATCAGAGATAGAAACTCATAATATGGATATTTTTGCAGGGTTAGATGTGGGTTATAAAGACCCAACAGCATTTTGCGTAATCGGATATGATTGGGATAAAGAATTGTTTTATTTACTTGATGAATATTTTGATTCTGAAAGAACTACCGAACAACACGCAATGGAAATTAATAAGATGATAAATAAATGGGAAATAGATTATATTTTTATTGACTCAGCAGCACAACAAACAAGATTTGATTTTGCTCAAAACTATGACATCTCAACTATTAATGCAAAAAAATCTGTCTTAGATGGTATAGGACATGTGGCTGGTATAGTTGATAATGACAAGCTAGTTGTACATCAGTCTTGTCGAGAATCCTTAATTTGTCTCGATCAATACCAATGGGATCCGAATCCTAATTTACTGAGAGAGAAGCCTAAACACAACATGGCTTCCCATATGGCAGATGCATTAAGATATGCGTTGTACTCGTTCGAAACTTCAGTCACTTCCTTTTAATAATCACCGAATCAAAAATAGTTCTTGACATTATCCCCAAATTTCGATATAATACTAATAAGAAGTAAGTTTATGACACTAAAACGAGATCTAGTTAAATATGTTCGTGACAAGGCTAAGTCCCAGTATAAGAAAGGGACTCATTGCTACATCTGTGGATCATCAGAAACTCTAGACTTTCATCATTTCTACGGATTGACCGAGTTATTAGAAACTTGGTTAAAAAAGAAACAAATCGTAGTTACTGAGGAAGAACAAATTGTAAGTTTAAGACCACAGTTTATAGAAGAGCATATGAGGGAACTTTATGAAGATGCTGTTACTCTATGTCATGATCATCACCTAAGGTTGCACAGTATTTATGGAAAACGTCCTAAGTTAGTAACAGCAAAGAAGCAACAAAGATGGGTCAATATACAGAGGAAGAAATATGGCATGGTATGACAGACTATTAGGAAGAACTCCTGATATCGATGAAGAAAAAGATAATCCCGCTCAGTATCTCATTTCGAGAGATGAGGGATTTGATATTGGAAGTCGTGAAGTTGTAACTAACTATAGAAACGCCTATGAACAATTAGAGGTAGTAAACCGCGCAGTTAACATGATAGTGGACGACGCTGCGGATATACCTTACGACGTTCAAGCGAAAGATGAAGGCAGAATTAATGTAATAAAGAACATTCGTAAAACGAAAGTCGATTTATTACTTAATAAAGAGCCTAATCCTTTTCAGGATATAAATTCGTTTAAAAGAAATCTTATTATAGATTTACTACTAGATGGTAATATCTTCGTTTATTATGACGGAGCACATATTTATCATCTTCCCGCAGAACATGTAACAATCGTTACAGATGAAGATACATATGTAGAAAAGTATACATATGACCACTCAATAGATTACTCTCCAAAAGAGATTATTCATATAAAGGAAAATTCTTTTAACTCCATATACAGAGGAGTTCCTAGACTTAAACCAGCATGGAGAACTATGCAGTTACTAGGAAGTATGAGACGTTTCCAAGATAATTTCTTCAAAAATGGAGCTGTACCAGGACTCGTATTAAAGAGTCCAAATACTCTTTCAGAAAAAATTAAAGAAAGAATGTTACAGGCTTGGGTAGCTAGGTACAATCCCCAATCAGGAGGTCGTAGACCGTTATTCCTAGATGGTGGGTTGGAAGTTGAGAACCTAACTGAAATAAACTTCAAAGATTTAGATTTCCAAGAAGCAATAGCTTCCAATGAAAAAATAATTCTTGAAGCAATGGGTATACCACCCATTTTATTGGACGGTGGAAATAATGCGAATATTCGCCCTAATCACCGACTATATTATTTAGAAACCATACTTCCTATTGTTAGGAAAATAGGGTATGCTTTCGAGAGGTTCTTCGGTTTCAAACTAAATGAAGATGTTAGTGAAGTACCAGCACTTCAACCCGAACTAAGAGACCAAGCAGCTTATTACTCTTCTCTTGTTAATGGTGGCATAATGACACCGAATGAAGCAAGGGAGGCATTAAGACTTGAGACGATCGACGGATTTGATGAGCCCCGAGTTCCTGCGAATATTGCAGGATCGGCAGCTAATCCAGACGAAGGCGGCAGACCCACAGAGGAACTGCCAAGCGAGGAAGAATCATGACAAAAGATATGATGGTAAAGGCTTTATCAGAGTTTATTGCAAGCAAAGGCAAAGAAACTATGACACTAGCCGAATACAAAGCAGAAGGAAATGATGTTCCAGTAAAAGATTTTTATCTTCGTAGAAGATTAGGATCTTGGAATAGAGTTTTAGCTGTTATGAACAAGAGGTATCCAGTAGATACCCCTGCCCCAGCAGCACCAGAACCTGCGCCTGCTCCAGTAGCAGCGCCAAAGGTAACGGCTAAGAAGGGGAAATAATTATGGAAAAAATATTTCACTGGGCTAATACATTCAAAGCTATCGAACACGATGACGGTAGTATTGATATCAAAGGATCAGCCAGTACTAACGCATTAGACCGAGCAGGGGACATTATTGAACCCACAGCTTGGACGAAAGGTGGGTTAGATAGTTTTAAAAACAACCCTATAATTTTATTTAACCATAATCACGACCGACCCATTGGGCGTGCAAAAGAAATTGGGGTCAGCGAAAAAGGTTTAGATATTACAGCACGTATTTCTAAAGCCGCTGGCGAAGTTATAAATCTTATTAAAGATGGCGTTCTTGGAGCTTTTTCCGTTGGTTTCAAAGTCAAGGACGCTGATTATATATCAGAAACTGACGGATATAGAATAAAGGACGCTGAATTATTCGAGGTATCAGTGGTTACAGTACCCTGCAACCAAGATGCTGTATTCTCTCTAGCGAAGTCATTTGACTCCATGGACGAATATAAGAAATTCACACAGACTTTTACTACACAGGCTAACTCAAATGAACCAGCAGATGCTGTGAAAATTGAGCAGCCAAGCGAGGCGAAAGCCGACAAAACGGAGACGATAATGTCAGAAGAAAGCAAAACTGAAGCTCCTGAAAGCCCTGAGTTCGACTTGGAAGCATTCGCTAAAGAAGTAGCAGAAAAAACTGCAACTACTATAGCAATGAAACAAGCTGAGCAAAAGGCAGCAGATGAAGCTGAAGCGGCTGAGCAAGCTACAAAAGCAGCTCAAGAAGCAACAGATTTAGAAGCTAAGCAGGACGAGCATAAGACTATAGTTACTTCGGTTATGACTGGAGCAGAAAAACTTATGACTGACGTGGAAGAAAGAGTTAATGAAAAGAATGAGGATCTTGAAACAGTAGTTAAAGAACTTCAAGCTGATCTGAAAGCTCGTAGTGAAGAAATTTCACAGATGCGTGAGTCCAAAAGAATTTTCTCAGACAGACGTGGCGAAGGCGACTGGAGAAAGGCATTTGCAGAAGACGTTGTTGACGCTAAAGTATTAGGATTGGCCACAGGACGTGGTTACGAAACCGATTACGCAAAAGACACACTAGAAAAAATTAACGCCCATTCAGGTGTTGGTGTTTCAAGTGCAGACTTTGAACAAATCGTATCTACTAACGTAGAACGAGATATCCAAAACGAATTAGTGTTAGCACCTCTCTTTAGAGAAATCACAATGACTGCAGCGAACATGATAATCCCTATCCTACCAGATAGTGGTTACGCAGAGTTCACCGCTAATCAAACCGCAACGGGCTCAAGCCCACACGGTAACTTAGCACAAACAGGTGACACTTATGGTTCGCCATTCGGTGGTATCGATTTAACAGAGAAAACTCTTACAACTAAGAAACTGATTTCACAATCATACTTAGGAAATGAAACAGAAGAAGACGCAATTATGCCTGTTCTTCCGTTGATTAGAGAGTCTATCGTTAGATCTCATGCTAAAGGTATTGAAAATGCTATTCTATTAGGTAACCACTCAACTGGTGTTTATACATCAGGAACTTTCGATGGTCTAGTTAAGATGGCGTCAGCTGATAGTGATGAAACACAATCAACTACCGCTGTTGCAACAGATACAGTGACTGCCGCAGAACTTTTAGCTCTTAGAAAAAATATGGGTAAATATGGTGTAAAACCAAGCGACGTAATTTACGTTGTATCCCAAGCAGTATACTTCCAATTATTGGAAGATGCTGAATTCCAAGATGCTAACTTAGTAGGCGATATGGCTACAAAACTCAATGGTGAAATTGGACAGGTATTCGGATCAAGGATTCTTCTTTGTGACGAGTTCCCTGCACAAGCAGCCAGCGGGTATGGAGCGATAGCAGTTTATCCTAGAAACTATGTGATGCCTAGACTACGTGGTGTGACTCTCGAGTCAGATTACGAAGTAGCGAATCAACGCAGAGTGCTTGTTGCTTCACAAAGAATTGGGTTTGACGATTTAATCGCAGGCGCAACTTCTAAGTGGGCTTACAAATACAAAGCTAGCTAATAGTTAAGAATTTTGTATGGGGGTTCGCCCCCATACAATATTTTTTGAGAAGATTAATTATGACAGACTTAGTAACAGTATACGAATATAAAGATGCGGAAGGAATACGTGGTGAAAAAGACGACGACCGCCTCAATGTAATTATACCACAAATAAGTGATCTTGTCAAAAAATATTGTGGAACAACATTTTTAGATTACTTTTCTACTGATAAAGTAGAAACGTTTACAATAGAAGATTTATATACTAGCATAATAATTGTTAGTGAAAGTCCTCTGACTTCAGTTGATAAAGTTGAAGAAAGAACAGCATATTCGGGAGCTTATAACGAGTTAACGACTGGTAATTATGAATACTATGCTGACATGGAGGCAGATGCAATAATTCGCACCACTAAAAACGGAGAAAGGGCGAATTGGGCAAAAGGAGTAGGATCTGTAAAGATAACCTACAATGCAGGCTATAGTGCTACACCAAAAGACTTACAACTCGCTATATTTGACCTAGTAAATTATTATATGAAAGATGAACACAAAGAGCGAAGAACTCTCGGGGGTGCTCAGATGGTTAATCAAGGAACAGCAGGAATTAGAAATAATACTGACTTTCCAGACCATATCAAAAGAATACTAGATTTATATAGGGTTGTTATCTAATGGCAATTGCTTTCGTAGTAGAAATGCTTAAAGAGGAGCTAGCAAGAGCTGCTCCGAGGTATAAAGAACTACGTGCTGATCAGCATGGGCAATACCATACTGATATAATACTTGAAAAAGAGTGGATAACTGAAGCAATGGTTTATATGGTTCAAGACGCAGCTTTTAAAAAGACTAATGATCTTGACGATTTATGGACTAAAGCAGCAGTTGATCAAGCAATGGCAATGGCTGATACGGTTTATGCTAGAAGAAATATAAAGCAGATGGCAACTACTATGGCAAGAAACCATATTAAAGGAATAAATCCAACCCAAATTTTTACTAGTGAAAAAGCGTGGCAACGTTATGTAGATAGAAGATTTGGTGGCAATGAAAAGTGGGCTGTAGGTGTTGTAATTTCTACGGATAGCAAGAGTGTTATAGTTGGATTTAGAAATGCTTATCGTTTTACTGAAGATATTTGGAGTACCACTGATGACTATACCAATAATACTAATGTATTTGCTAGAAAACTTGTTACTAGATTAGCCAAAGAATTATTAGCTGAAATAAAGAAAACAAGTCCTAGAGGAGCCAGTATACAAAATCTAGATAGAACTGGTCAAGATTTTGAGAATGTAGACGCTCCTTGGCAACATCACGTTGGATCTGAGTTAACTCCAAAAACAGGGCAACCTGCAGCAGGCAAAACATCAGGAACAGTAGCCGAAACTAATTTTTTAGCTTATTTAGCTACAAATCCTAAAATACAAGATGGGGATACGGTTGGAAGAACTCCTCCAGGAATGCCTAAAAAATATACTACAGCACAGAGAGCGGTAGAAGATGCATTAGAAGCTGAATTTGATGTTTTAACTAGAGACAAAAAGACTGGTCTTTTAGTTTCAAAAGTTGATAGAATAAGATTAAAAATAGGTAGGCCGGGTAAAAGAGACGGTGATATAGATTCAAAGGAAATAGATGAAATACTAGATGAAATTTCTGGTAAGTTGCAAGACGCATATGCACATGATTCGACTTTTCAAACAAGTCCTAAATCTCCTTTAGAAAATCTTGAAGAAGTTGCGACTGCTGAAGCTATTTTAAAAACTACTAAAGGGTTAAGAAAAAGTAAAAATAAAAATCTTAAAACAAAGTTAAATAAAAAAGTTACTCAATATAAAAAGCACAATATTAAACAAAAAAAGATTGATGCAGTAGGTTTATTAGCCGCAAAGAAGGGAGCTAGATTACTTAAAAAGTATGTAGGTAAAAAAGTTAGACCTACAAAGGCAATGAAAAGCCGAGTGCAAACAAAGGCAGGAACTAGTCCAATAGCTTTAAGAACTTTGTTAAACACTTTACTACCAAGAGCAGTAGCTAGTAAAATGGTGGGTGGAAAAACACTTCAATTTAGAACTGGTAGATTTGCAGGAAGCGCAGAAGTTACAAATGTAACACAGGGATCAAGAGGGGGTATGAATATTGATTATACTTATATGAAGTATCCTTATCAAACATTTGAACCTGGTTTTGCTCAAGGAAGCACTTTTAGAGACCCGAGATTGCTAATAGGACAAAGTATAAGAGAGTTAGCAACTCAAATAATGAATCAGAAATTTACAGGAACAGTTAGGAGACTATAATGGCAAATGCTTTAGCAAGAACATATTCGACGCGAAGACGAGCCATAGTAAAGGCACTAGCGACGAAACTGAGGGAACTACTTAATGGAGTCCCTCCAATGAGGACATCAGTTAGTGATGTCGAAGAACGATTAAAATTTTGGGACGAAACCACAGAGTTCCCTTCTATTCAAATAGGAGCAGGAGCAGAAACCAGAGATTACGATGGTGGTGGTTTCCGATTTAGAAACCTAGGAATAACTATTAGGTGTTATGTTAGTGACGAAGATGATGTCATTAACGCACTTGAGGAATTACTAGAAGATGTTGAAACTGTCATCGAGGATAATGATCCGTTGACGTATACAGATTCAACAGGAGCGTCTCAGTCTACTGTTTTAACTACAATTTTAACAATAGACACAGACGAAGGTGTTTTGGAGCCTCTGGGTGTGGGAGAAATCACAGCCGAGATCCGATACTAGAAAATTAGCTAAGTCAAACAAAAGTTTGACAAGGCTCTTTTCAGAGAAATAGGAGAAAATAATGGCATTTTTCTTTAGTAGAGATACAAAAGTATTTATGAAGTGGCAGGAAGATACGGGTAACACCAAAAACGCACTTTATGAAATTCCTGTACTAGACGGGTTCTCCTTTAGTCAAGCTACTAATACTTCAGAGGTAACTCTGAATGAAGCGGCTAACTCAACAGGTGGAAGTAAAAGAGGAAGAGCAATGTTTACAGACTCTTTTGCACCAGCCGAGTGGAGTTTAACGACTTATATGAGACCTACGGTATCAGGAGCAAACGCACACTATACAAATGGTGACCACGCTGACGCAGGAAAAGTATTTGCGGTCGAAGGACCACTATGGGCAGCTATGAGTGCTAACACTTATGATAGAGCCTGTGGCGGAGACTTCGCTGGCGGAGCAGCACAAGCATTTAACTTTGCGAATTCTAATTATGTAACATTAGGAGTGTTTGATTTATATTTTGTTATGGGAGCAGCAAAGGACACAAGTCCAACTGCTACTTATGACACAGGAACAGAAGATATAGCAATTTATAAGCTAGCTAACTGTTCAGTTGGAACAGCTTCAATTGATTTTGATATTGACGGACTTGCACAAGTTGCTTGGTCTGGAAATGGTCAGAGTATTGAAGAAGTTGCACAACTAGATATGACCACAGACGGAACGTCTGTAAGTGGTCTAATCAAAGAAGGTATATCAGCTTCTAATAATTATATTAGACAGAAACTTACAGATTTAGTAATGACGTATGATGCAGCCAATTCAACAGGAACTAAGACTGGTTCCGAAATTGGAGCATCTAACACAACTTATGCAGTAACATTAACTGGCGGAAATATTACGATAGAAAACAATCTAACGTATTTAACCCCAGAGACCTTAGGAGAAGTAAATATTCCTGCAGGTCATGTTATGGGCACTAGATCAGTAAGTGGTAACTTCACTTGTTATCTAAATGACGCCAGTGGTGGCTCTTTAGATTTGTTTGAAGATTTACAAGAATCAAGAGGTATTATAACTAATGCTTTTGATTTAACATTTAGCATCGGGGGTTCAGGTAACACTCCAAGATGTAATGTTCAAGCAGCAAGGTGTCACTTAGAATTACCATCACATAGTTTAGATGATGTGATTAGTGTGGACGTAAATTTCCATGGATTACCAGGAGATTTATCAGCGACAGACGCGACGGCGGCTAACGAAGTAGTAGTAACCTACGTTAACGCTTAAACAAATTAATTAACAGGGTGGGGTGTTACTACCCACCCTTCCTTTTAGGAAATAGAACGAATGAACGAACCAGTAAACGCGCCTAAGAAGGCGCCAGAACCAGTATCATTAAGGAGTTTATTAACTCCTAGTAAAACAGTTGATATTGAATATCCAGGAATAGATGGTTTTTCAGTTGAGTTAACTTATTTAGCAAGAGAAGAATTGCTAAAGCTAAGAAATAGAAGTGTAAAACAGACTTTTAATAAAAAAACTCGACAATATGAAGAACAACTTGATAATGACAGATTTTTAACAGAATACTGTAAAGCAATTATCAAAGGTTGGGTAGGGTTAAAATACACCAGCTTAGAAGAGCTTCTATTAGTAGATGTATCAGAAGTTGACCCAGAAGATGA